AAAGGCAATGTAATAGTGCTTACTCATCCTGAGGAAATTCAAAATACTTTTGGTACTTCATATAAAGCCAAAACTGTTGGCAAAATGATTGACCAATATATTTCATTAGAGGGTAAGTTTGACATTGTCCTTTATGGCACTCAAGATTTTGATTCAAAGAATAAAAAAGCTATTAAGCAATTTGTCACAAACTTTGATGGTAGATATCCTGCTAAATCTGCAGCAGGTATGTTTTCACTCTATATTCCAAATGACTTAGGTTATGTAATTAAACAAGTAAACAAATATTATGAAGGAGAATAAGAAAAGACCAAGAGTCAAAATTGAAAAGAAACAATATACACTAGTATATAGTGTACAACCAACTAAACAATAATTTTTTAACTATTTTAATTTTTTAAACAATGCAAATCAAAATTTCAGAAATCCTCAATGACCTAACTAATGGTCAAACAAGACAACAGATTAAGGAAAAGTACAACCTTAGTACTGGTCAACTTAAAGCAGTATTTTCTCATCCACAACTTAAAGGTAGAAAAACTAAAAAAGTAGAACAACCTATTGATTTGTTGGATGATGTTACTCAAGAAGTAATTGTAACTCAAAAGGTAATTAGTGAAATCACTAATCCTGTAGAAAATGTAGAAGAAACACCAGTAATAGATTCTACATTAGCTGTATTCGAATAAAGAATAATAGGGAAAAGTAACCCTTTTCCCTTTTTCTTTTAAATATTAATTTGTAATTTTATAACCTTTTATAATAAGTAAATCTTATAATTATGTATGGATATGCAAATGATGAGAAATCATCAAGTTCAATGAATTTTGGTCTTAACCAAGGAGTTAAGATGACCAAATTTGAATTCAACCCAAATGGTGGCAAAGATGGTGCTGCTCAGGAATGTATTGATATTGCATTTGAATTTTCAGGAGGAGCAGTTAAAAACTGGCGTCAATTTCCTGTAACTCAAGCTATTGATAAAAATGGCAACAAAATTACTGACCCTCGCAGTAATGAAATGAGAGCTGCATTTAATGAGTTTAATGCTAAGATTTCTCAATTAATGAAATGTTTTATAACTGAAGAAGATTTAAAACAAGGATTATTGGGAGTATCTAACTTTAAATCTTACTGTAATGCTCTTGCTAAGTTATTACCTACTGATTTTAGTTCTATTAACTTAGATGTATTTTGTCAATATCAATGGACTTCTAAGAATGACAATGGTACTAAGTATGTAGAAATCCCATCTAATGTAAAACAAGGTAAAGTATTTGTATTTGCTGAAGAAGGTAACTATGAGCCTATCACTATTGATGGTAAAGCTATGACTTTTACATTTAGAGGTACAGATTATCCTGTAACTAATGGTGGAGCTAAGAAATTTAATCTTACTATTGGAGATGCTACTATAACAGTAGATTCTAATAAAGGTTTGATTTATGTAAAAGAAGATAATGGTAACTTTGTACTTCACCCAGTAACAAGAACTGATTGGTTTATGACTTCTAATTTTGCTAAAGCTACTGATGGAACAGAACCAATTCAAAGTTCTTGGGACTAGTTTTATTTAACCAATAAACATTAACCCATGTATGGCTATCAAGATGATTTTACATTTTCATCAATAGAAGATGTATTTAAATACATTAACCAAGAACAAATATTTAATCATGTTTTTGGTCAATTTGAAACTAATGTATATATAAAAAGTCCTTTTAGAATTGATGATAGCCCTGGATGTTGGATACAATGGAGAAATGGTAAATTATATTTTACTGATTTTGCAAGTACTTATGGTGTAGTAAATTTAGATGCTATTGGTATAATACAAGAGTATTATAACTTATCATTAAAAGATGCTATAACTTATATAATGGATAACAATTCATTTAAAGGTAAATCAGAATATGTAGATTATAAGTCACAATCACAATCCATTGTATCTACCACATCTTCATCTAAATTGTTAGAGTTTTGTCCTAAGCCATTTGATGATTATCATAAAACATATTGGTCACAATATGAGATAACAAGTTCCCAACTTATAGTAGATAATATATTTGCTACCAAATGGTTTAAAGTTAATGGAAACATATTTACACCTTTTCCACAAGAAACTACCTACACTATTTCATATAAAAGTGAAGGTATTAAAATATGTAAGCCAAAATCTAAAGAACATAAATGGATAACTAATACTACTAAAAATACTATTGGTGGTACAAAGAATCTTCCATTTGTAGGTGATACATTATATATAACTAAGAGTTATAAAGATTGGAGAGTATTGACTAATCTTGGTAAAGATGCTATATATTTTCAAAATGAAGGTATGTTACCTGATATATCAATATTATCAATGTATATTTCAGTATTTAATCAAGTAATAGTATTATTTGACAATGATAAAGCTGGTATACCTGCATCTAACAAAGTAGTAAAATATATTAACAATCATTATAGTTCTAAAGCTATAAGTGTAGTATTACCATTTGATGAAAAAGATCCTGCAGACATTATTAAAGCAGGAAAAAAACAAGAATTAATCAATTTTTTATTTTAAACTATTAAGACAATGAGAAAAATTAAAATTTATTCTACTGCAACAGGTATCGCAGTAGTAGACTCTAATGCAACTAACTGGGGTCAACTTAAAAATGAATTGAATGACAAAGGATATTCAGTATCTAATATGACAGCAGTAGAGAACAAAAATAATTCTAACTTAGAGTTAGATGAAGCTGTTCTTCCTGATGGTGAATTTGTATTGATGCTTGCTCCTAAGAAAACTAAGAGTGGTGGATTATCTTATAGTGAGATAAGACTACAAATCAAACAAGCATTTGAAGATGACAAAAATGCTGCACATGAGCATTTTAATGCAGGTAACAAAAACTATACTAACAAATCTAAAGATGAGTTAGAAGCTCTTTTGTTATCTTGGAAAAATGAAAGTGAAGATGATGATTATGAAGAAGAGTATGATGGAGATAATTATGACAATGAGGATGAAGAAGATGAATCTCACCTTTTAGAATCTGCTATAAATACATTACGTTTTAGTAATGAGTATAGAGCAAGAAAAGATGATTTTGAACTTGCATTTGACTTAATCAGAGGTCATGTATCTGCTGCTACTATTTGTGAGTCTATGAATACAAAGTCAGATTTACTTACAGATGAAGAAGATGAGTGGATTAGAAAAATGAAAGGTAAGATTTAAATTATTTTCTAACTAAAGAGCCTGACTAACAATCAGGCTCTTTTTAATTTATATCTATATGTTAGGAATAGCATCATTGTTTTTTAATCAAAAACGTAATGTAGATTTAAATAGAATCAATAACTTATTGTATTATAAGACATTAAATAAAAATTTATCAAGCATATTTTGGTTTTACAATATCATTAAAACTGAGTTAGACAAACAAGAATATGATTATGATATATATTTATCTTATGATTATACTTCACATGCATTATCTGATATTTTTGGAATTTTAAATCATCAAACTAATGCTAAAATTCCATTTAACTATTTTGAATATAAAAGTAGTACATATAATGGTGATTTATATTTTGAAATAATGCATTATTATCCTAGATTAACTGTTGTAATACATTATCCTGAATTAAAAGTTACTAATAAACTTAATAGGTCTATTCACATAACAGATATGTATGTACAATTTCATATTACTCAACAAGGTGATATACATAACAAAGGATTATTAGGTAGGAGAGGTAGTTTTACAGAATTACAACTTGAAAAGAATTATAGTCATTCTCATTTACCTTCTTCTGCTACAGTTGGTTTTACTAATTTTTGTTTAGGTTCAGGTACTGATATTACTATGTCAATGATGATGTTATATGAACAAATATTGAATAAGAATAAAGAAGAAATACCAAATGTATTTAACTTATTTCTTCTCAATCTTAAAGCATATTTGCAGTATGAGTCATTAGAAGGTGGTCCATATATCAAAATGTCATATCTTACAGATAATACAGTAGTTAAATCATCAGTAATTGAATTGTTTAATTTGACTAAGTACATTACTAGGAGTTTTGACAATAAGTATCTTTATTTATTAATAGATGGACTAGTTAAAGAGAATGCTATTTTCTTAATTAATGATGAATTAGTATTTAAAGATGATTATTTTGAAAAATTGTTAGTCAGTTTACTTATTGTAAATAATTTTTCTTTTTCAAGTTATCCATTTAGTTTTATTATCTATTCTAATGGAGAAGTAATAAACAAACTTGGTTCAGTAGATTTAAAGTATAAAATTGAAAACAAGTATGTTTTATTTAAAAAAACTAGAATACCTTTAACAATAACTAATGCATCATTAACTGATAACTTTGAAGTTAAAATTACTAAACCAGCACTTTGTTATATTTATAACAAGTTGAATGAAAATCATTATTATAATAAAATTCTAAATTATTTAGCAAATGAAAAATATAAAAAAGCTGAAATTGTACGATTTTGAGTACATAATTCCTGTAAAACTTTCTCATTTAGTTTGGGAAAAGATACAATACTTATGTTCTTACA